AACCTCAATTCTGGGCTAATGGTAGTAGATGCTCTATCTCTATCTTCTGCCATAGCTCTATCAAACTCTTCTTCATAAACAGATTTAAGTAATTGTATTCTATCTGGCGCTCTTTTAATAGCAATATAATAAGCTAATCCAGCAGCTAAACAAGGGTAAAACCTAAAAGGCACTTCTAAAGTATTTGTATAAGAGTCTGCATCATCCATTCTGGTCAATGCATCGTAAACAATAACATCTGTAGCATTTTCAGGCACAGGCCATATTTTTAAATTAGGCGTTATTTGCCTATCTAAAAAAAATTGTGTAGGTCTACCTTTTGTTGTTTTAGTTGGTATCGTTAGAAAAGCATCTCTACTTATTCTTTCTAATGGAAAACTTGTGCCATCTCTCGTAACAGATGCAGATAAAATATCAATGATATCTGTATTAAGAGAATATTCTCCATCACTTACAGTTAATGATTGCGTTCTTTGTACGATAGTCCATTGATTTAAACCTCTGTTAGCCCACTCAACTAACATTAAATTCAAAGATCTCTTAGCAGTTTTTAAATCGTAACCTGTTTTTACCTCTAATCCGCATCGTTCAAAGGCTTCTTCTATATAGTCTGAAACATCAAGTTCAAAATTTGTACTGCTTGAAGTAGCCATTTTATCATCCTATTTTTTTTCTTTTGCGTACATATTATCAAATATTTTGTTAACATCCAACACATAATCTAAATCTGACTTAGAATAATGTATATGATGTGATGGCTTAAAGTCAGGTGGACCTTCTCCAGTTCTATACCAAGCTGGATGTGTAACTCTAACTCTATTATTAGGAAGAGCTACAATATTACCTGTATACTTCCCAGCATCTAATAATTGCAATACATGACTTTGCTTATGTTGCGCTGGATCGTCAGCTATTTCACTCTCTGCATAATCTACAGTAAATAAATATTTAGCAGGATAAAATTCACCACCTATCTTTGCCAACCAAGGACAAGGAGTAGCTCTATCTAATACGTAAACACTATGATGATGAGATGCACAATCCCAAGGTTGAGCTTCGTAAACAGGCATAGGTTCAGGCCATCCTTCAAAATCAAAGTCACCTACTAATCCAGTAATAGGCATTCTAGCCCACATAGCACCACCATGTACGTTAGAATCCTCATCTGATTCAAAACCAGTAAATATTACTTGAAAACTTAAACATCGGCATGGCATGGTCGTTACAGCTATAGCCATAGCGTGTAAAAACTCACCATGATACTTTTCATGGTTATGAGTGTACTCTCTTCTTACCCAACATTTAAAGTAAGGAATATTACTTTGTAGATAGGCCATAGATTACTTGTATTTTTTAACACTTCCACCTTTGGTCATCATGTTAATTTTTTTAACACTACCACCCTTGGTCATCATAGTAATCTTGCCACCTTTCATTTTCATGTTAATAGGCACAGCTTTTGTGGTATCCATGATACCATTTTTCATTGTACCACCTTTAGTGTTTTGTTTTTTCATAACCATATTCTGATCTCCTTTTAATAAAATCTTCCCATAGAGGTTTAATCATTTCATAATTAGCATTAACTTGTACAGCCATAACTTCTGTTCTTTTATCAACAGATATTAAAGTGGATGCCATCCAAGCAAACACACCAAAAGAAAAGGTTGTAACAACACCAACAAATATTTCTTTTTTTATCGACATTTCCACCTTCTTCTTGCTTGTCTTAAACGACTGTTAGGATCTTTAGCTGCTTTTGGAAACTTTTTCATTTGTCCAGCTGATCTGGCGCAAAATGATTTTCTCCTTTTAGCGTCCTTACTTCCTTTTTTAACTTTACCAGTTACTGCAGTTTTAAGTTTTGAACCAGGATTGTCTCTTCTGTATTTTGCAACACCTGCCTTAGTCATACCTGCGCCCTTTTTA